ACTGTTGATGGAGGACACCATATAGCCTTACCTAAGTTTGAACTATATAATGAAACCCAAGGGAAATATGTTGCTGCATAATTACTGGTTTGGCCATTTGCTGCTGTTACAGCACCTGTTACAGTACCATTAGTATAGATCATAGCATCTGTAATTGCAATAGCATCACCTCTTCCTTCAGCACAAGCTATCATATTATCAACAGCTGAATTACCTAAACTAATACCAGGAGCTAACAATACATTAAATTGATAGTCATCTTTATTTGTTAATATAGTAAAGGCTGTATTGTAATCAGCTGGCATGAATCCTTGAATATTAAGGGATGTTGATGTTCCATCACCAATATTTTCATTCATGTTTTTAGCTAAATTAGTATCAGCTACACCACCTGAGAATGAGCCACTACTTCCTGCTTTTGGTATTGTATTTACATAGGCTGATTTAAATTTGCCATCATTACCTATTGAATCAGGAGTTGGAGAATTTACAGTTTTTACACGAACATATTTTGAAGCATTGGAATAATTACCTGAGAATTGAACTGTTGATCCATCAAAATAGGGTTTTATATCACCTACCACACGAGAAATATAGTTAGGTAATTGTGGATCTAAGCTTAAATTATTCCATGTTTCTAATATATTCTTTTGTTTAGTAGTATCATCACCCCTTCTTATTGTAAGAGTAAAGGTACCTTTACTAGTGTCTGAATTTGTTATTTCCCAACGAACATTTTGAGAAGAGCCACTAGGTAAAATTCCACCAGATTGTTCTGCTGGTGTTAAGTTGTTCATTTGGTCTCCCCACGCTAAAGTTTCAAGAGTAAATGCTGTAGTTCCTGTTGCTGAACCTCCTGCAAATTGGGTAGTACTTACATAGAAGCTATTTCCTATAGTACCTCCGTAAGTTGCAGCAAAATTAATAGCATTTGAATCTCCTCTAGTTCCTACTATTCCAAATGTACCAACTAAAGAAGCAAATTTATTTATGATATTATTTATTGTACTACCTGTTGTAGCACCAGTAACTATATACTTAGCAGTAGCAGTATCTACTTGAGTAGTGCTAGAAGTAACATAAAAAAGAGCAATACTGTTAACTGATGTTCCATTAGAAGAACCACTTACAGCAAAAGAAGCACCATCAGAAAATCCTAGAGTAACAGATGCAGAAGCTGCATTTCCTTGTCCTCCTACAGTTGATTGAGCGTATGTACTTGCATTTCCACTTCCACTAATAATCCTAGTTACTAACAATGTTTGACCACCATTAGAGAAATATTCTCTAGCAGCCATTGAGGTGAAATATTCATAGTAGTAGCTACCACTTTTGAATATGTCACCAAAAATTGATAAGTATTGACTATAAGTTGTAACATAGGTTGGTACATAAGGAATACCACCTACTGTAGGACCTACGATAGCGGCACCTACTACTGGAGGGGCTTGGGTGTATATACTTTGATCAGTTTCTATCTGAAATACACCAGGAGAAATAATTGCTTCTGCCATTTTATTTATTTATTTAATTTAGATGATTTATTATTGAATTATCTAATAATAAATATCTATAATTATGCACAAAACGCAGAAGCGCGTAAAATTATAGTGGGGTTATTTATATTTCCATACATATCCAAAAGCATGTTTTTTAATACCTTTACATGCCCTCGATATATAACCTGTTTGGGTTAATGGTTTATTTAAATAAGAACAAGCTTCACTAAGACTATTATGTTCTTTGATAAAATTATTCTGTTTATCATATTGCAACACGGCTATTCTTAAATGTATTTTTGGTGTAGCATTTTTTGGATTAGGTTTACCTTTTCTAGCTTTAGAAATAAGTTTACCAATTTCTTTAGATCTAGGTTTTCTATTTTTTAAATTAGGTTTACCTTTTTTAATTTTAGATATTAAATTTCCAAATCCTTTTGGTTTTGGTTTACCTTTATATGACCGTGGTTTATTTAAAGAAGATTGACTCTTTTTCAATTTAGTCTCATTACTATCGTATCCTCCTTTCCCATCCATTCTACAACATAAACTAGGTATTTCTAAAACTTTATAATAATTCTTCCAGTGTGTTTCTCGTTCTAATAATTGATTTTCATTACATTCTTCAATTACTTCAAATACATGGTTATTCACACCATATTTTTGAAAAGAGTTATAAAGTTTAGTTTGAGACTTACACGCTAAATTATTATATTGATTCCAACGTTGTTTAATATTAGTGGATTGACCAATATATATTTTATTAGAAGGAGAAGTAATTTTGTAAATACCTATCATTAAATATATTTACAATAAATATTATAAAGGAGAAATCTCTCCAGTCTGTGGATTGATATTACCGGTTCCGTATTTTTCCTGTAGCGTTGTGACTAATTCTTTTTCTTTGTCTCCAAGAGTTTTAATATCACTCATTACACCGCTTTTTTCAGTTTCTAATAATGATTTTTGATGCAATAATGCTTGAAGTTGTGCTTCAACACTACCTAATTCAAATACAAATCTATTGTATTGTTGTTGAAGTTCGTTAATTTGTTGTAACTCTTCTGGTGTTAATTGTTTTGTTTCTGACATAATCTTTATTTATTTTTTATTTGGAGATATACGACCTTTTAACTTTTCAGAAATAGCACGTTTTGCTTCGTCTGATTTTGTTTTACCTTTATTTGGTGATACTCGACCTTTATTTATATTACTTATAAATTCCCCGTACCATTCCGGCATACTTTTATGTGATTTATGTTTTATTCCTTTTCTGCCTAAACTTATTGCTAATTTATGGCTAGCTGATTTGGGCTTGCGCATGTTATTTTTATGTTCTTCAGATTTAGGTTTGCGCATCTTTTCCGTATTTTGTTTTGGCTTGCGCATGTTATTTTTAGTTTCTTCTTTATGAAATTCAGGACCGCTACCTCCTTTTTTGCGTTTATTTATAACATCATATCCTAAATCAATATAATGTTGTATCCATTTTGTTTCTAGTGGTTCCCAATCACTATGATAATAAGAATTAATTTTATCTATGTAGGTATATTTAATCTGAGGGCCATATTTAGTTTTATGAGCTGATTTTCTACTAGATATAGTCTTACCTATATAAACTTTGTTAGTACCAGGTTCTATATTTTCTACTAAGTATATTTTAGTTATTGTTTCCATTTTTTATCAGGACATGCTTGTTCACCAGGTAAAGGACTAAAAATTTTACGAGATAATGGACATCCACATAATCCACAAATATGTGTATCTGCTGCTTTGATATAATCTCTATGTGGGCATTTATCACAAACAGATATTCTATATTCTGCTGTTACTTTTTGCTCAGGGGTAGGATTAGCTGCAGCAATCCATGCTTTAGCTATTTCTACTATTTTAAGCATTACTTTTTCTTCTTTGGTGTTGCCTTCATCTTTGGAGTCGCTGGTTTTTTAGCTGCAGGCTTGCGCTTTGGTTTTTCAGTTACGATAGGCTCTTGTGCTTTAATTGTTTCAACTGTTTTAGCAATCTCAGCATGAATATCTTCTTTTGGAAGAAGTGTTTCAGCTAAATCAATTGATGGACCTGGTTTACTTCCAATAAGTTGTTTAATAACAACATAAATTAAAGCTAAAGCCGCGGCAACAATAAGAATTGTGATCATGTTATGGATTTTTATTTGATATAAATATATACAAGAAGTAGGAGACAACCAAATTTGTTTTAGAAAGTTGCTATAATTACTAATCCATCACCTCCTTTACCACCATTGCCTCCTGTAGCTGAAGTACTACCCCCTCCACCTCCACCTCCACATCCATACGTTCCATCTCCACCATTTCCTCCGTTACCTTCTCCTGTTCCAGCCCCATATCCACCAGCACCACCTAAACTATAAAATGGTTTCCATGAAAAGGTACCATTTGCTCCATTAGGACTTGCTAACGTACCTCCTATTATTGTTTGTGATAATACAGTAGATACTAATGAAGATCCTGTTACTCCAGTTCCAGCTGTAGGTGTTCCTCCAACTGCTCCCGCGGATGTTAACACATTTGTTGAAAAAGGAGTAATATTTGCTGCTGATCCCGATATTGTTCCTGCTTGGCCTGCTGTTGAGATAAAAGCTCCTAACGCTAATAAACCTGCTACACCGGCTAAAGTTAATGCTGCGCCTTGAGATAACCCAGTTGCTCCTTGCGCTCCAGAAGCGCATATGACATTTATTTGAGTTGTATTTGGCTGGAATAGAGATACATAACTAAGATTTCCTGCGTTTCCCGCATTATTAGTATTAGTAGCTGCTCCTGCTCCTCCTGTTCCCCCAGCCCCTACTTGTATATATAACGTATCTGGCAATAGTTTTGAAGGGAAAATAGCTGTTGTTATTGAAGAACTTCCTCCGCCGCTTCCTCCTAATACAGTACTACTACCACCACCTCCTCCTGCTCCACCTGCTCCACCACCAATTAACATCATCCATATGAAGTTACTCTTTCTTGATTTTTGCCATGTTTGCCAAGAGTTAGAACCACTTTGAGGATAAAATATTTGTATATTATCTGATTGTCCAGGTATATTAAATATATCTAACATATTGTTATAGACTTGTTGTTATTATTACTAATCCATCTCCACCTTTACCTCCAGTACCTCCTGTTGTCACCCCGGCTCCACCTCCACCACCACCACTTCCGTAAGCTCCATTTCCTCCATTACCTCCAGCTCCAGCACCTCCACTTCCTCCTCCATTTCCTGCCATAAAGGCTAATATAGGTTTATATAAAATTAATCCGTCTCTTCCATTTCCTGTTCCACCAAGCACTGATGGATAAAATCCTGATGCGTTAAATCCACTTCCATTTTGTGGTGTAGTATTACCTGCAGCATTTCCGGCACCCCCAGCCCCTCTCATAGCAATTGCTATTGAAGTTATATTTGCATTTCCGACACCAGTAGCTGCTCCTCCACCTCCTGCTCCTCCTGCATTTGAGGTAAATGAAGCCATACCTAAGAAAGTAGCATTTGCAATAGTTGCCGCTGTTTCACCATTTCCTCCACCTCCTCCTGCTGTTGTTCCTCCAGTTCCTGCTCTTGCACTGACATTTCCAGATGTTATTACTATGTTTGATGCTGACGACGTATCTGGTGATATACACACGTATGATTTTTCCCCAGGAGTTCCTGCTGAGGCTGGGTTTCCTCCTTGCCCTCCTGCTCCTCCAACTCCTGTGTAAACATATAATACATCAGGCAGTATTGATGCTTGAAATACAGCTAATGTTATAGCTCCTGTTCCTCCACCTCCACCACCACCTCTCGCTACAGCAGAGCCGGTTACAAAGCCTCCTCCACCTCCAGCTCCAGATCCCATACATAATATTTCTACAGTCCTAGCATTTCTTGGTTTGATCCATGTCATCCAAGTACCAGCGTTTGTAAACGTTTGTGTGTTTGAGTTTTCTCTATTTTGAAAATATGATAAATCTAACATTGTTAGAATATTGTTGTTATTATTACTAAGCCATCACCTCCATCTCCTCCTCTACCTACAGTATTACCTGTTCTACAAGCACCACCTCCACCACCACCACATCCATATCCTCCATTACCACCTCTTCCTCCATTTC